GGTAAACCCTTTTCTGAACTTATTCGTAGGAAAAAAGACGATGCCGTCAGTGAGTAAAAAACAACACAATTTCATGGCAGCGGTGGCTAACAACCCAGCGTTTGCTAAGAAAGCAGGCGTTCCCACCTCTGTGGGAAAAGATTTTTCGGCGGCTGACAAAGGCCGTAAATTTTCTAAAGGTGGCGACATGAAGCACGAAGACGTAAAGATGGACAAGAAGATGATGCAGAAGGCCGTAAACAAGCACGAAGGTCGTTTGCACCAAGGTTCAACCATGACCAAGTTGTCTAAAGGTGGCGGTATCGAGTCTAAGGGTAAAACCAAAGGCAAGATGATTGTTATGAAAAATGGCGGAAAGTGCTAAGGAGCTAAAAATGGCAACCAAAAAACCTATGAAAAAATCTAGACGCTACGACGAAGGCGGCAGCGTTGATGATTCTGACGCCAAAAAGCGTGGTTTAGAAATCTCCAACAAAGAAGCGCCAGTAGGCTTTTTTGAGCGTCTTCGTATGGGCAACATTGACCAGCCCGGCTCAGAGGCGTACAACCGCTTTGGTGCTGGCCGTGCATACGCCAAAACCATGGAAGATGAGGGCGAGGCTATGCGTGCCGCGCAACGCGCTCCTTCTGCGCCAGCTCCATCTGCCCGTCCTTTGTCTGACGACATGTATTCAGACTATGGTCCTAGTGAAGGCCGCAGCTCTGGCGAAACAGTTAAGCCAACACGTCCAGCAGCAAGCAAGCCGACAGTGCCAGCGTCTAAGCCAGCATCTAAGCCTGCCGCTCCCAAATTAACGCCTGAATCTTTCTCAATGCCTAGATTGATCGACCGCACCAAACCTGTTGGTACAGGCAATCAGCGCGGGCCAACTGCCGAAGAGTTGGCTGACTATGCTGCTAAGAAAAATCAGAAGCCATCTACCGCAGAAAAGATGGATGTTCAAGGCATGAAAGAAAAAGCCAAATCTGCTTTGGCAGAAGATCCAACCGCTTTGATTGGCGGCGCTGGAGCAGCTGCTGCCGCTTTGTTGGCCCGAAGCAAGTTTGGCAAGATGGCCAAAGGTGCAAAAGAAGTTGCAGAAAAAGCCTCTCCATACCTTAAAGAAATTGGCACTAATGCTTCTAAAAAGCTTCTTGAAGGGCCTCGCAAGTTGCTTGAAGGTCCTCGTAAAGCCACCAAAACATCAGACGTAACGGATGTAGTTCCTAAATCTACGTCATATCGCAGCTTGACTGGCAAAGCTAGAGAAGATGCAAGAGCTGACGAAGCCCGCGATAAGTTGATGAAGTCTGACTTTGTTAAAAAGCCCAAGAAGTCATTGGATGAGTCAGATACCAGCGGTGGCGCAATTGGTTACAAACGTGGCGGCAAAGTCATGAAGTATGCCTCTGGCGGAATGGTTTCATCTGCGTCTAAACGTGCTGACGGCATTGCCACTAAAGGCAAGACTCGTTGCAAGATTTGCTAAGGAAGCGCCATGAAAAAATACGCTGACGGCGGCATTTATACGGCTGAGATGGGTAAACCACCCATGAATCCTGAAAGTGCGCCGCCTTCTAAGAAGCCTGCGCCAAAGCCACCAGCACCCAAAAAAGCTGCGCCACCAAAAGACACAGTGTTTCGTGAAGGTATGCCAGTGCCACAAGATATTGATGGCAGATCTGTTAAGAAAATGGCTAAAGGCGGTTCAGCTTCTAGCCGTGCTGATGGTTGCGCCACAAAAGGCAAAACTAAAGGCACTATGATTACCATGAAAGGCGGCGGCTACGCCTGTTAAATTATGATGGCAAGCCGTGGTATGGGGGCAATGCTCCCCAGCAAAATACCCAAAGGTGTACGCAAGGCACGTAGGGACAATACCGATTTCACGCAGTATGCTGAAGGCGGTAAGGTCAACGCTGCTGGTAACTACACCAAGCCCGGCCTGCGTAAACGAATTGTGTCTCAGGTTAAAGCTGCGGCAACTCACGGCACAGGCGCAGGCCAATGGTCGGCTCGTAAAGCGCAACTTGTTGCTAAAAAATACAAAGAAGCTGGCGGAGGGTACAGAGATTGAAATCTCCTCAGAAATCACTCAAAGATTGGGGCGACCAGAAGTGGCGCACAAAGTCTGGTAAACCGTCAAGCAAGACGGGTGAGCGATATTTGCCTGAAGCAGCAATTAAGTCTTTGTCCCCCCAAGAGTATGCGGCTACAACCAAGGCCAAACGTGCTGGCAAGGCGTCTGGCAAACAATTTGTAGCCCAACCCAAAGCAATAGCAAAGAAAACGGCAGGATTTAGATGACCACTACCGGCTCAACCCTCTTTAATCTTGACTTCACGGAAATTGCCGAGGAAGCATGGGAGCGTGCGGGCCGAGAGATGCGTTCAGGTTATGACTTGCGTACAGCACGCAGGTCAATGAACCTTATGACCATTGAGTGGCAGAACCGTGGTATCAACATGTGGACAATGGAGCAGGGTATCATTAACCTGACTCCCGGTTTAGCTACATACGCATTACCTACAGACACCATTGATCTGCTAGAGCAGGTCATCCGTACTGGGTCTAACACTGCGTCTACGCAGGCTGATCTCACCATCACACGTATTAGTGTTTCTACTTATGCGACCATCCCAAACAAGCTACAGCAGGCGCGTCCAATCCAAGTCTGGGTCCAGCGCTTGTCTGGTGAAGTCAATCCTACAAGCTCTACGCTTGCTTCAGCCATCAACTCCACAGACACCACGATCACGCTTAACACGGTGGTTGGGTTAGCCAATGCTGGGTTTATACGCCTAGACAACGAAGACATCTATTACACATACGTCACAGGGAATACCCTAGGCGGTGTGTTCCGTGGCCAGAACAATACGACCGCAGCTTCTCATGTGATTAATACTGCCGTGTATGTTCCTCAGCTTCCTGCTGTGACTGTCTGGCCTACGCCTGACAACTCTACTCCTTACCAGTTTGTGTACTGGAGACTGCGCAGAGTGCAAGATGCTGGCGCTGGTGTTGAGACAGCAGACATGAACTTCCGCTTCCTGCCTTGCCTTGTTGCTGGTCTGGCATATCACATTGCCATGAAAGTGCCTGAGTTAATGCCTCGCCTTGATATGCTCAAAGCGGCATACAACGAGCAGTTTGATCTGGCAGCTGGCGAAGACCGCGAGAAAGCTGCTGTTAGATTTGTACCCCGTCAGATGTTTATCGGTGGGAGCATGTAATGGGTAACCGATTCGCATCCGGCAAGATAGCGATTGCTGAATGTGATCGCTGTGGCCAACAATTTAAACTTAAAAAGCTGAAGACTGAAATTATCAAACAGCGTAAGTACGAGTTGTTGGTTTGCCCTGAGTGCTGGGATCCAGATCAGCCGCAGTTAATGCTTGGAACGTTTCCAGTAGATGATCCACAGGCTTTGCGTAATCCTCGCAAGGACACAACTTATGTGACTTCGGGTGTTAACGCAAGCGGTAATCCATCGGGTGGTTCACGGGACATTCAATGGGGCTGGGCACCGGTTGGAGGGGCTAGGTTTTTTGATGCAGGATTGACACCAAACTACTTGGTGGCAACGACATTTGTTGGTACAGTCTCTATATCTTAAGGAGTTTAAACATGGCATTCACAAAATCAGCCGACGGCATTGCTAAAAAGGGCAAAACTGAAGGAAAAAATTTGGGTAATAGCGGCCCCAACCAAAAGGAAATGATGGGCGGCACGGGCAAAGGTAAGGGTAAAACCAATGCCGATATGTTGTCTATGGGTCGTAACTTGGCAAAGATTGCCGCACAGAAACGAGGCTAATCATGGCTACATTTAGCAAAAAATTAATGGGTAAAGAGGTCGGCGATGCTGCCGTCTATGCCACACCGCATACCATGACTGGTAAAGTTGTTAAGGTTTCTGACAATCCCGGTTCTGGCCCCGACCACAGCGATGCCAACACAGTCAATATGTCTGTTGGCAACACTAGTCGCCGTGCACAGCCAGCAACTAAGACAACTGGCATCAAGATGCGTGGTACTGGAGCGGCCACTAAAGGCACTATGTCCAGAGGCCCGATGGCATGACATACAACGAACTCGTCACGTTGGTTTCAGATTACTGTGAGAACACGTTTCCCACGGTGGATATGGACACGTTTATTCGGCAGGCGGAGCAGCGTATTTACAACACTGTTCAGATTGCTAATTTGCGTAGAAACATGACGGGTACTTTGTCGGCAAACAATAAATACTTGTCTGCTCCCGGCGACTTCTTGTCTGCATATTCTTTGGCAGTGATTAACACCAACGGCGACTATGTTTATTTGTTAAACAAAGATGTGAACTTCATCCGTGAAGCATATCCCAGCTCATCTGCAACGGGTCTGCCAAAGCACTACGCCATCTTTGGCCCGTCAACATCTGATTCCAAAGAGTTGTCATTTATTCTTGGCCCTACACCAAACACCAACTACGGTGTGGAGTTGCATTTTTACTACTACCCAGAATCCATTGTGACTGCTGGCCAGACTTGGTTGGGTGATAACTTTGATTCTGCATTGTTGTATGGAACGATGTGCGAGGCAGTCACCTACATGAAGGGTGAGGCAGACATGGTTAAGTTGTATCAAGATCGCTATGTGCAGGCGATTGCTCTGCTCAAGAACTTGGGTGATGGCAAACAGCGTATGGATGCCTACCGCGACGGTCAGGTTAGGGTTCAAGTTTCATGAGTTCTATTGTCCAAACGCAAACCACCAGCTTCAAAAAGGAGCTGTATCAGGCCGTGCATGACTTTACGACAGACACGTTCAAGATTGCTTTGTACACAGCCAATGCTGATTTAAACGAGGCAACCACTGTTTACACGACATCCAATGAAGTGACGGGTGGTGGTTATGTGGCAGGTGGGATTGCGTTGACTGGCGTGACCATTAATTCTGATGGCTACACCGCCTACGTGAACTTTAACAATGCAGCTTTTGGTGCGGCAGTGACAGCGCGGTGCGCTTTGATCTACAATGTTACCAAGGCAAACAGATCGGTGGCGGTGTTGGACTTTGGCTCAGACAAAACATCCAGCTCTTTCCTCGTAACCATGCCATCTAATACGGCAACAACCGCGTTAATTCGCTCTTCAAATTAAGGAAATATCATGTTTAATGAAGCCGCCAAATCTACAGACATCGTAGCCGCAGCCTTGGCAACTGCAAAACCTGTAACCGAAGGCGTTGGCGCTGGCGGTGTTTACACGCTTCAATGTTTTGACAAAGACGGCAAGCTGAAGTGGGAACACAGCTCCCACAACTTGGTGGTCAACGTCGGCCTACAGGACATGAACGCTCAGTATTTTAAAGGTTCTGCGTACACAGCCGCTTGGTTTATCGGTCTGATTAACGGTCCGGGTTCTGGCACTACGATTGCTGCCGCTGACACTATGTCTTCGCACGGTGGTTGGACAGAGAACGTTGGTTACAGCAACGCAACTCGCCCAGCAGCTACATTTGGTACAGCCACCACAGCCAACCCATCTGTACAAACCAACTCAGCTTCTCCGGCTTCATTTAGCATCAATGCCACTTCAACAATTGCTGGTGCGTTTTTGGTCAGCAACAGCACTAAAAGCGGCACTACTGGTATCTTGTTCTCGGCTTCTGACTTTCAATCTCCCGGCGACCGCTCGGTGGTGTCAGGCGATACCTTGAACGTAACTTACACATTCAGCTTAACAGCGACTTAATCAGGAGTTAAATCATGGCAACAAAATTTGCAAAAGGCCAAGCTGTCAAATTGATCGCAGTCGTACCAGAAGGCCCAGTTCAAGCTCTGCGCATGGACGAAGACGGCAACTTCTTCTACATGATTGAGTGGACTGATGCTGACGGCAACGTCACACAACGCTGGTTTGAAGAAGACCAACTGGTAGCTGTGTAAGGATTTCCCGTGGTCAAGATTGACTTTGAATTTGACACACCGCACGGCGTCTTCCGGGACGCCTTGCACCTGCCTGACGACCACGGCATGACTGACGAGCAGATTGATGCTATGAAGACACAGCGCGTGGACAACTGGATTGCCATCGTAACCGCCCCACCAGCAGAAGTTGTTGAAGAAACTCCTCCAACTGAGGAGTAAAAATGGCTGATCGCTATTGGGTTGGCGGTGCTGGCACTTGGAACACAAGCAGCACTACAAACTGGTCTGCTACCTCCGGCGGGGGTGGAGGTGCGTCTGTCCCCACCGTAGCGGATAGCGTCTTTTTTGACCAAGCGGGAACCTACACCGTCACCATGACGGGCGCTTTGGCCTGTCTGGACATCACGGTGTCAGCAGGGACGGTGACGTTTGCTACGGGTACATCGCCTACGCTGGATGTGCGGGGGTCAATGTCTTTGTTGGCGGGGACTGTGTGGAGCAGTACAGGGGCGATTACGTTTTCGTCTACCAGCACTGGCAGGACGGTTACAACAAATGGCGTGACGATTTCTGGTAACGTAACTTTTAACGGCGTAGGGGGCGGATGGACGCTTGGAAGTGCTTTAACAACATCAGGTGACTTCTCCGTAACTGCCGGAACATTTGACACATCTTCGGTTGGTAACTATTCGGTTACTTGTTTTAGATTTGGCACTTCTGGCGTACAAACAAGAGTTATCAATTTAAATGCCTCAACAGTAAATATTTCAGGTATTGGCAGCAGCGCACTTCAGGTAACCGGGTCTGCTTTTACTTTTAATGCTGGAACTAGCCAAATTAACTTGACTGGCACAGCCTCAACGCTAGGAATTTCTTCTGATGGCGCAACATTCAACAATTTAGCGTTTACTGGCACTACAACCGTCACTAAAACCATCACAGGCGCAAACACTTTCAACAACCTTACCGCCACTGGACCAGCCTCTGCTGGCGTAACCACCGTCACTTTCGACTCTCGCCAAACCATCAACGGCACACTGTCCACCACAGGCACAGCAGGTAACAGGCGAGTGTTCTTTGCATCGGCCACTTACGGCATCTCACAAGACCTTGTGGTCAACTCTGCCCCAAGCCTGACAGACGCAGACTTCCGTGGCTTGTACGTCCGTGGCACAGCAGCCCCCATCAGCGGAACACGCATCGGCAATCGCGGTGAGTGCAGGGGCATCACATTTGACGCGCCTAAGACGGTGTACTGGAACCTTGCTGGGGCGCAGAACTGGAGCGCTAACGGTTGGGCTACAACTTCCACCGGAACGCCGTCTACAAACAACTTTCCTTTGCCGCAGGACACGGCCACTTTCACTAACGCTGGCTCGGTGACGGGTAATATTTCTATAGATGTGGCCGCCCTTTCTAGCGTGGACATGTCTGGCAGGACCAGCGCAATGACCCTTGCGCTTGGAACGACAACGGTGTATGGAAATTGGACTAATGGTTCCGGTACAACATTAACCAATGCCGTAACGCTCACCTTCTCCGGTGGCACAACCCAAACCATCACCAGTGCAGGTAAAACATTCTCTGGCCCCATCACCATCGACACCTACGGCGGCACAGTACAGCTTGCTGATGCGTTGAACATTGGGTCAAACACACTGACGGTGACAAACGGTACGTTTACTACAGCGGGGTATGCGGTAACTGGTGGTACTTTGTCGTCTAGCAACAGCAACGTCAGGGCAATAAATCTTGGATCAAGTACAGTTGCTTTAGGCTCTGGGTTTTCTTGCGCCACAGTAACAAATTTAAGTTTCAACTCAGGAACATCTCAGATAAACATTGCCGCAAACGCCCCCACATTTAGTAGCGGCGGTTTAACTTTTTACAACGTTACGTTCACCAGCACAAACACTTCTGGAGCAACTTTTTCTAACGCAAACATTTTTAACAATTTGACGTTCACTGCCTCCGCAAGTGCAGGAATTGCTCCACACATTTTTTCAGCCGACCAAACCATCAACGGCACATTAACCTGTGCTGGCGCATCTGCGGTGCGGCGCATTTTTTTGCGATCTGGCACTATCGGCACTCCGCGCACCCTGACAGTTAACAGTATTTCTGCCGATGATTGCGACTTTCGCGACATTAACCTTGCTGGCGCAGCATCAGGCGCATCGCCTACACGCGCAGGTGACTGCGGCGGCAACACAGGCATTACGTTCCCTGCACCCAAGACGGTGTACTGGAACCTTGCTGGCACTCAAGATTGGAGTGCTACGGCTTGGGCTTCGGGATCAGGTGGTACACCTGCGGTCAACAACTTCCCACTGGCTCAAGACACTGCGGTATTTGACAATGCGGGTTCTGTTGGCACTGTAATCATTAACGCCGCATGGAACATCGGCACGCTTGATGCGTCTGCACGTACCAGTGCGATGACGCTTACAACCAGCACAAACGCTCCCGTTGTTTACGGTGACTGGAAGTTTGGGACAGGCGTTACATCATCTAGCACTACTGGAGCAATTAACTTTTCCAGAAACGGAACACAAACCATCACCAGCAACGGCGTTCAGTTTGGCTGCCCCGTAACCATCAACCACCCCAACGCAAACGTCCAGCTTGCCGATGCGCTGTCTTTGGGGGCAACAAGAACCCTGACCCTTACAGGCGGAACATTTGATGCTGTTACCTATAACGTAACTACAGGGACGTTTACCGGTTCGGCTGGCGTTGTGTTAAGAATGGGTTCAGGTACTTGGACACTGTCAGCTACAGGTTCAATTTGGTCTTGTGCCAGTTCCCCAACAATTATTGCTGGAACATCAACCATTGTTTTATCTGATACATCAACATCTGCAAGAACATTTTTTGGTGGTAATTTGTATTACAACAAGTTAACTATTGGTGGCGCAACTGGTACATCTACTACAACCATTAGTGGTACCAACACATTTGGTGAATTAGCCTCTACTAAGACTGTTGCCCACACAATTTTATTTCCCTCTGCAACCACCACAAACATTGGTAAATGGTCGGTAACAGGAACAGTTGGCAACGTAGTTACAATTTCCCCCGGTGTCACCGCATCCGCATACACAATTTCTATCGCAGGCCCAGCCAACAGCGGCATTGATTACCTGTCTGTGAGCGACTGCACCGTTGCCACCACAAGTCCCGGTGAGTTTTACGTTGGCGCAAACAGCACAAACGTATCCAACAACACTCGCGTTGTTTTCACAGCTACCCCTGCACCTCGCACACTGTATTGGGTAGGCGGCACAGGCAACTGGTCATCCACAACCAAGTGGTCTACGTCATCAGGGGGCGCTTCTGGCGCAGCCATCCCCACATCGCTTGATGCGGTTAACTTTGATTCCGCGTCCAACGCCACAGCCTACACAGCCACAATTGACGCTGGTGTAACGCTTGCCCGATGCGCCTCGTTCACAATGGCCGGCCCGTTAGTTGGCAACGTGACCTTTGCTGGCTCGGTGGGTATTGCTTTCCACGGCAACGTGAGTTTTGCTGCTACGGGAATTACACGCACGTACACGGGCGCAATGAACTGGGCTGGCAACAGCAGCTACACGTTTACGACAAATGGTTTGACGTTGAATTCCAATTGCACTGTTAATGGCATCGGTTCAACTTGGACTCTTGGCAGCGCCTTGAACATTGGATCAAACAACGTACTTGTCACCTTTGGCTCTTTTGACACTTCAACCAGTAATTACTCGGTTACTTTTTCAACTCTTTCCTCAAGCACTAATAACGTCCGGTCAATTTTTTTAAACGGCAGTACTTTGTCAAGTAACACAAGCCCGATTGCTTTTAACGTAAACATTAACTTACTATTTAATGCTGGTACTTCTACAATTTCAACATCTTCTTCGGCGCCTTCATTTATTGGTGCACTTAGTGGAAATGGGCAAACCTTTAACAATGTCAGCTTTACCAACACAGTTACATCAGGCATCACCATCAGCGGGGCAAACACATTCAACACGCTGTCGTTTGCTGGTCGCACATCTGTCGGCATCGCATCTGTCACATTTAACGACAATCAAACAATCAGCACCCTGACGCTGAACGCTGGAACAGCAGCGGCCTACCGCACGTTCTTGGCATCTGACACCATCGGCACAACTAGAACATTGACGGTTGGCACGTTGACTGCTGGCGCTGCTGACATTGATTTCCGCGACATCACCATTGCTGGCGCTGCTGCTTCGATCTCCGGCACTCGGTTTGGTGATGCCAAAGGCAACAGCGGAATTAACTTCCCAACAGCAAAGACGGTGTACTGGGCGCAAGCCACAAGCGGGAATTGGGGCGCAACGGGTGCAGGCACTTGGTCGGCAACAAACGGCGGCTCGGCAGCCAACACAGAGTTCCCGCTCGCGCAAGACACGGCGTTTATTCCGTTTGCCATTCCCAACAATAACCAAACCATCACAGTCAACGCCAACTACAACATTGGCACGCTTGACATGAACGAGCGTAACGGCAGTGCGTTGGTGACGCTGGCGACAAGCACGAACACACCAGCAATCTACGGCAACTGGATTAACGGTACAGGCACTACGCTGTCGGGTACAGGTGTAATGACCTTTGCAGGGCGTGGCAGTCAAACGATTACCAATGCAGGGAAGACGTTTACGCAGCGGTTTAACTTTAACGCGCCCGGTGGTTCAGTGACGTTGCAGGATGCGTTTACATGTAACAACACCACATCTAACGTATTAAATTTAACCACAGGAACATTTGACGCCAACGGGTACGCGGCAACATTTAGCTCAACGGCGGCGGTTGGTCAAGTTGCTACGGCATCAGGTGGAACCTTACCCAAAACGCTGGCAATTGGTTCTGGCACTTGGACGTTGGCTGGTTCTGCTACTCCTTGGAGCATAAGTGGTACTAACCTCACAGTCACAGGTACAGGCACAATCAGCCTCACATCTGCATCTGCCAAAACCTTCGCGGGCGGGGGCGCAAACTACTCAGGTATAACCCTGAACCAAGGCGGTGCAGGCACGTTGACCATCTCCGGCAACAACACCTTTAAAAACATCACCAACACCTACAGCGCCACAGGTGCAACGTCCATTGATTTGGGCGGTACAACCCAGACCTTAACAAACCCTTGGACAGCAACAGGAGAAGCAGGACGGGTTCTGACCGTCAGCGGCACATCCGCAGCATCTCCCGGTACTTTAATCTTTACCGGAGCAGGTCAAGCAGCCAACGTAGACTATCTGGCAATCAACAACGTCAGGGCATACGACCTTGTAGACGAGTGGTACGCAGGGCCAAACTCCACCAATGGCGGTTCGCTGGGTTGGTACTTTGTTGCCGCAGGCGGCACGGTCTACGCTGTGTTTATTACGGAGTCAGCCAGCGGAGTTGATGCCGTACTGGCGGAAGTAATCTCCACCATAAACGGCAGTGTCTCCGAATCGGCCAGTGGTGTTGATGCCGTGGAATCGCTTGGCGTGTTTGGAGGCTCGGTCATTGAGTCTGCCAGCGGAGTAGACGCAGTTTCGGCGTTGGCCGCTCTGGAAAGCGCGGTAGCGGAGTCTGCCAGCGGGGTTGATGTAGTCTCAGCGCTTGCATCGCTTGGCAGTGCGGTTTCCGAAGCGGCCAGTGGCGTAGATGCTCAAAGCGCAACCATAACATTGGCAGGCAGTATTGCCGAGGCCGCCAGCGCAATTGACGCCGTGGCAGGAGGCGCGGTCTTTACCCCCATCATTTTGGAATCCGCCAGCGGGGTTGACGAGGTTTTGTCGTCTGCGCAGTTTGGAAGCGCTGTTAATGAAACCGCCAGTGGGCTTGACGCAGTTTCCTCTCTCGCAACGCTTGGGAGCGCAGTCTCCGAAACCGCAAGCGGAGTTGACGCCGTAGAGAGCGCTGCGGTTTTTACCCCCGCCATCTCTGAGACGGCCAGTGGCTTGGACAGCATTTTAGGTTTTGCAGGCCTTGATAGGACCGTATCTGAAACCGCCACCGCTGTTACTTCAATAGACAGCATCGCAGTGCTTGGCGGAACCATAACCGAAACCGCTAGTGGAGTTGACACAACTTCAGCCCTTGCCTCGCTTGGAAGCGCAGTTTCCGAAACTTCCAGTGGAGCCGATGTGGTTGCCGCCCTTGCATCGCTTGGCAGCGCCATCTCCGAAGCCTCTAGTGGTGTTGATGCCACAGCTTCTTCTGCAGTTCAGTTAAGCAATGTTTCCGAAACAGCCGGCGGGATAGACAGTCAAAACGCAGTGGCCGTATTCCAGTCGCAGGTCACAGAGGCATCCTCAGCCCAAGACATTGTGCTCGGCTTCATGGTAATAGCCGTACAGGTTTCAGAAACTGCCACCGGCGAGGATCAGGCCAGTGCCCTCCGCGCCCTTGCTGCTGCTGTTGTAGAGGCTGTTTCCGGCTTGGACGAAGTGTCAGCCAGTGCAGTGTTCCAAAGTATTTTGCAAGAGATTGCCGCCCTGACGGACTCTGTTAACGCTCCGGGGTCCACTTACTCAGCACCGGTTGTTGAGCTGGCAACGCTTCAAGACGCAGTACAGGCGGCAGCTACATTCCCAAGCTCTGTTGATGAAACGGCTACAGGGACAGAAACCAACAGCGCAGCGTTTATACCGCTTGCCGCAATCTCGGAATCCGCGACCGCCACGGACGTTACGTCAGCCTTAGCTGTTTTTGCTGCACAGACGGCAGAGTCTGCCAACATTGCTGACGAGGTATCGCCTCCCGGATCAATCTACAACGCCATAGTTCTGGCGGTTGCGCAGATGCTGGATCAGGTCAGCCCACCCGGCTCGATCTACAACGCACAAGTTCTAGAGTCTGCAACGCTTGCGGATTCCCTGATTGGTGGCTTCCTCTGGATTGATGTTAACGATGACCAAATTGCCAACTGGGGTGATATAAACAATGTTCAGACAACAACATGGTTGGCAGTAGATGACAGCCAGACAACAAACTGGCAAAATGTCAACAATACGCAGACATCTGGTTGGACGGATGTAGACGACACCCAAACACCGGGATGGAACCCGATTCTTCCGTAAGGATTTACTATGTCAAGCAGCTTTTCCAATCTTAAATTTGAGCTAATCGGCACGGGCGAGCAGTCCGGATCTTGGGGTACAACAACCAACAGTAATATTGGCACTGCAATCGAGCAAGCCATCGTTGGTATGGCGACCCTGACGTCTTCTGACTTTACAGCCAACGTCGCTACCCTGACGCTGTCCAACACTACCGCAGCTCAAAACGCCAGAGCGTTGTGTTTAAACATTGCCGCAGGCGCGGTCTCTGCTGCCGGAACAATTAACGTCCCAGCAATTCAAAAACCTTATCTGATTATTAATGGTAGTAGTTATACGGTTACCGTCAAAGTCTCTGGCTTGACGGGCGTTTCAGTACCAGCCGGTAAACGCACGGTTGTGTACAACAACGGCACGGACATTGGCAACCAGATTGACTATTTATCCACTCTGGCGCTAGGCACAGCTCTACCAATTACCTCTGGTGGTACAGGTTCAACATCCACAACCTTTGTTAATCTAGCCACCAATGTGACGGGGACTCTGCCTGTTGCCAATGGCGGTACTGGGTCTACAACTGCCACTGGCACGGGATCGGTGGTGTTAGCTACAAGTCCCACATTGGTAACTCCTGCTTTAGGTACGCCTGTATCAGGCAACTTTAGCACTGGGACATTTACATGGCCTACGTTCAATCAGAATACCAGTGGTACTGCTGCCGGGCTTTCTGCAACTTTGGCTGTTACTTCTGGTGGTACAGGTGTAACTACATTGACTGGATTGGTGAAAGGTTCTGGCACTTCTGCATTTACAGCGGCAACTGCTGGTACAGACTACGTAGCGCCCGGAACAGCTACTACGTTTACAGCCAAACAAACCTTTTCCGGCGGCGCAGCAACGATGGCCGCTACATTGGCTAATGCTCTGGAAGTGGCAACCATATCTGCAACTGCGGCTACCGGCACAATTAACTACGACATCACAACGCAGTCAGTGCTTTACTACACCAGCAATGCGTCGGCCAATTGGACGGTTAACTTTAGAGCGTCAAGCGGCACTTCTTTAAATACGGCAATGGCTACAGGCGAAAGCGTAACCACAGTATTTATGGTCACACAAGGCTCAACCGCTTATTACAACAGTGCGGTTACGGTTGACGGCGTTTCAGTCACACCTAAGTGGCAGGGCGGTTCAGCCCCAACAAGCGGGAACGCCAGCGGTATTGATGTGTACGCATACACCATCATCAAGACTGGTGCTGCTACGTTTACTGTTTTGGCTTCAGTTACACAGTTTAAATAATATGCCAACTCCAATTACACGCGGCGCAGCTTCGGCTCTTGGCTTTGGGTTTTTGTCTGTCAGCAAAACCCATTGGATTACTTTTGGCAATGCCCCGGCAAGTCTTGTTAACGTGTATGCAGGGCTGGACTCTTCTTTAACTTTGGTAAGCATTGCAGGTGGATTAGGAACAACACCATTTGTAAAAATTTCCGATGCCGGAACTGTTTCCTATCAAACCTTTAAATATTCATTTACAGGTAATTTTGACTACGACATGTTGGGTGTAGCAATTGACACTGCTACAAACTACACATGGGCAGCAGGGACTTTGTATAACTATACAACCAGTAGAAATAACAGTGTACTTATTGCATACGACACATCAAATGGTCCTGTCATTAACAAAGGCACTTCAACAGCTTATTTTGAATACAACGATCTTAAAGTTTCTGGCTCCGACATTGTAGTGTGTGGGTCTTATCTTCTCGGTACAACTTACGGTATACACGTTGGCATCATTACAAAGTCAACTGGTCTGTATTCTTCATCTAAATTGCTGACGCAAACTAGCGCGACTATTACCGGAAAAGCAGTTACTGTTGATGGCTCAGGCAATATTTACGCTCTTGGGAGTGGCGGCACAACTATCATTGTTAAATACGACAGTGCGTTGAATTTGCAGTGGCAAACACAGATGTCGTCCACTGCCCCGTCAGACATCACTACGGATTCTGCCGGAAATGTTTATGTTTGCGCAGCCAACAGCGTTCAGAAATTTAACTCATCTGGTACGCTGCAGTGGCAACGTACCATTGAAACAGGCTCTGGTTCTAAAAATGTTGCGCTACGTAAATTGGCGGTGGACAGTTCAAACAATATATATTCTATTGGAACGCTCACAGATACAACAAGCACGGCGATCTATAGAGCTGTGGTGGTTAAATACAATTCATCAGGCACGCTGCAGTGGATTCGCATTTTGTACAGAAGTTCTGGAGCACCTGCAGAGGTAACATACGGGCAAGCAATTGCTGTTGATAGCGCAAGTAATAATTTTTATGTATCTTGTAAAGATGGTAATGGCGATGTTCTTTTAACAGCTAAACTGCCGTTAGATGGCACGTTGACTGGTTCGTATTCTCAGGCTTCCCCCGCCATAACTTATACATACGCAGATCCAAGCTGGACTGATGCAGCAGGCGCGTTTACACAGACCACGCCAACCTACACAGATGCTGCTGGCAGCACTACGCAGTCCAACACTACTGCGCCATCAAATGCAACAGCCACAGAAACATATTACAAACTTCCCGTTTAAGTCATGCAGTAGGTTTAACCATGATTGATCCGATCACGGCCCTAGCCGGTATTCAGTCCGCAGTAAAACTGATTAAACAGGCGTCCAAGACCGTGGACGACGTGGCCTCGCTTGGGCCGATGCTGGGTAAGTATTTTGATGCTAAGTCAACTGCGGCTAAGGCTGTTGTAGAGTCTAAGAAAAAGGGTGGTTCCTCTATGGGGACCGCGCTTCAGATTGAAATGGCGCTTGACCAAGCCAAGACGTTTGAGGCTGACTTGCAGATACTGTTCATGCAAGCGGGCAAGATTGATGTGTGGAACAAGATTAAAGCCAGAGCGCAGGCCATGGATGTTGAGGATGCCCACAACGCCAGACGCGAAAAGGAAGAAGAAAAAAAGCGTAA